GTGCAGGATTTGTCTGTTGTCGAGCGATTGGCCCGGTTGCCAGAGCCTGCGCGGGAGGCTGTGCTTCGCGAGATACCGGATGCAGCGCGCATTGATCTGTTCCGGAGTTGGCGGTGGACGGCACGGCCGTCGCAGCTGGCGCCTTCCGGGGATTGGTCACAATGGCTGATCCTGGCGGGGCGCGGCTTTGGCAAGACCCGGGCCGGTGCCGAGTGGGTGACGGAGATGGCGCAGTCCATGCCCGACGCCCGCTTTGCGCTGGTGGGGGCGACCGCGCATGACGTCGCGTCGGTCATGGTTGAAGGCGAGTCCGGTCTGCTGGCAGTTGCAGGGGATGATTTCGAACCGGAATGGTTGTCGTCGCGGCGACTGTTGCAATGGCCGAACGGGGCAAAGGCATTTTTGTTCTCGGCCGCAGAGCCCAACCAGCTGCGCGGGCCGCAGTTCCACTTTGCCTGGTGCGACGAGCTCGCGGCCTGGCCCAAGCCGCGCGAGGTCTGGGACAATCTTCGGTTGGGGCTGCGGCTGGGCGCGATGCCACGGGCGGTGGTGACGACCACCCCACGGGCGGTGCCATTGCTGAGGGCACTGCTGGATATGCCGGGAACTGTGGTGACACGAGGAACCACCTTTGACAATCGTGGCAACCTGCCCGCGGCCTATCTGGCCGAATTGCGCAGCAGCTATGGTGGGACGGTGCTGGGTCGCCAGGAACTGTTGGGCGAGTTGCTGGAGGTGCAGGAGGGGGCGCTGTGGAGCCTGGATGGGCTGGAGGCATGTCGGGAAGCAGGAGCCCCCGCGCTGCAGCGAGTGGTGGTGGGGGTGGACCCGCCGACTGGTCCAGGGGGCTGCGGCATCGTGGTAGCCGGTCTGGATGGGCATGGGGTGGCCCATGTGCTGGCTGATGCAAGTGTGCATGGAATGACGCCGGAAGGATGGGCCGAGGCGGTCGCGACGGCTTTCTCAAGGCATCAGGCCGACCGGGTTGTTGTCGAAACGAACAATGGTGGGGACATGGTGGAAAGCGTGCTGCGCGCGGCCTGTGTGGCATTGCCAGTAAAGCAGGTACGGGCAAGCCGCGGAAAGGCTGCGCGGGCTGAGCCGGTATCGGCACTGTATGCAGCTGGACGGGTACGCCACGCCGGCCATTTCCCGCTGCTGGAGGACGAGATGTGCGGGCTTGTGCTGGGTGGCGGCTATGTCGGTCCCGGCCAATCGCCGGACCGCGCGGATGCGTTGGTGTGGGCACTGACGGAGCTGATGCTGAGCGGCAGGGGCTTGGGCCCTGCCGTGCATGTTTTAGGCAGCTGAGCAGGAGCAACCGATGAAGGAATTTGTGGAAGGACCGTTCGTCCGGGCGGCCCTCGGCTGGTTGCGCATGCGGCTGGGTGAGGGATCGACATGGGTCGGCCTTGGGATGATCGCCGTTGTGCTGGGGTCTGACCCGATGCAGGCCTATGGGCTTGCGCAGGCCATTTCGCTGATCGTGGGTGGTGGCCTGGTGGCATCGGGCCCGACGACCATGTCCGGAACCGGCCGATGAGCTGGGCGGCGCGTATCCTGATGCGTGGGGAGCGCAAGGCCCTTGGCAGCAGCCGACCCTGGGCGCTGTCCCAGCCTTTGGGCGGAGAGCCGCCCACATCCTATGAGGGGCAGGTACGAGCGGCCTGGCGAAACCCCGTGGCGCTACGCGCGATCCGCGTGGTCGCGGAAGGGCTGTCGAGCGTCAGTCTGATGGTTAATGGCGGGGCGCATGACGCCATTCCTTTGCTGCCGCCGACCCTTCTGGAAGCTTTGGCGACCCACCTTCTGCTGCACGGCAATGCCTTTGTGGAAACCGGACTGGACCTTGGCGGCCGGCCGGGGGAACTATGGGTGCTGCGACCTGAGCGCATGCGTCTGGAGACCGATGCAAACGGATGGCCGCTTGCCTGGGTGTACCAGGTGGGTGGGCGGCTGCACCGCCACGCAGCGCAGGGTGATGCCCAGGCGCCTGGCCTGTTGCATCTGAAGGCCTTCGATCCGCTGGACGATCATCTGGGCACCGGATCGGTCGAGGCGGCAAGCGAGGCTGTTGCGCTGCTGCAGGCGGCGGGGCGGTGGAACAGGTCTCTGGTCGCCAATGCGGCACGTCCGTCAGGCGCGCTGGTTCTGGATCCGGAGGACGGGCCCCTGTCCGGCGAGCAATTTGCGCGGCTGCGTGACGAGATTGAGGCAGGTTTCCAGGGTGCGCAGAATGCCGGGCGGCCGATGCTGCTGGAGGGTGGGCTGCGATGGCAGCCGCTTGCGCTGACGCCTGCCGAGATGGATTTTCAGCGGGCACGAGAGGCGGCAGCCCGTGATGTGGCCCTGGCGTTCGGTGTGCCGCCGATGCTGCTGGGCCTTCCGGGGGATTCCACCCATGCCAACTATGCCGAGGCCAATGTCGCGCTCTGGCGGCTGACCATCCTTCCGTTGCTGAACCGGATTCTGGACGGCCTTTCGCGGCATCTTTCGATGTGGTGGCCGGAGTTGCGGCTGGAGCCGGACCTGGACCTCGTGCCGGCCCTGTGGGCCGACCGGGAGCGGCTGTGGCGGCACGTGGGTGACGCGGCCTTCCTGAGCGATGACGAGAAGCGCGTCATGCTTGGCTGGGCGCCGCGGGTGAAGGGAGAGGCCTGATGGACGCACTGGTTCCCGTGACAGGTTATGTGAGCCGGTTCGACAGTCCTGACAGGGGTGGTGACATCGTCCGCCCGTCGGCCTTTCTGGGCGCGGCAGCGGACGTGCCCCTTCTGTGGCAGCATGATCCTGCGCGACCGATCGGAAAGGTGCTGAGCCTGCAGGAGGATCGGCTCGGCCTGAAAATGGTCGCGGGTGTAAGTGCGGATTGCCGAGATGGGCTGGATGCGCTGGCACTGCTGCGCAGCGGCGCGATCGACGGGCTGTCGTTCGGCTATCGCGTGAGATCGGCGCGGCCGCGACCGGGCGGTGGGCGTGAGCTATTGAAACTGGATCTTGTGGAATGTTCGGTGGTCACGCTGCCGATGCATTCCGATGCGCGGGTCGACACAGTCGGCTGAGCGAAAGGCGGTGCCGGGCAGGCCGGCCGTGACGGAACCGGGGTTGGGTTCCAGCGAGGAGACGGAAAATCATGAGCTATGAAACGAAGGCCGACGCGGTGGTGACCGCGGCGAAAACCCTGCACGTCGGCACGGAGCCGCGGACTGACGCGCTTCGGGCCGAGCTGGACGCGCTACGCCTGGAGGTGAAGCAGGATCTGGATCAGCTGTCGCGGCGGGTGGTTCAGGGCGCGCCGATGGCCAGTGCTGGACGCGGAGGCGGGCGTTCGGGGCCTGACTTTGCCGAGACCTATCTGCGCAAGGGCATCGAAGCCGGGTTCGAAAGCAAACGCCTGTCTGTCGGGATAGCCGGTGAAGGCGGGCTGGCCGTACCGCTGGAGATTGATCAGCGGATCGAATCGACCCTGAAGCTGATTTCGCCGATCAGGGCAATCGCCGACGTGGTGAAGGTGGGGTCTGCGAACTATCGCAAGCTGTTTGCGGCCGGGGGCGTTGCATCGGGCTGGGTCGGCGAGGCGGCGGCGCGACCGGAGACTGCGACACCGCTGTTTTCCGAAGTGCTGACGCCGATGGGCGAGCTCTATGCAAATCCTGCCGCGACACAGGCCATGCTGGATGATGCCCTGTTCGACGTGGAAGGCTGGCTGGCGCGCGAGATCGCCATCGAGTTCGCACGGGCCGAAGGGATGGCCTTTGTTTCCGGGACGGGCACCGCCCAGCCCAGGGGCTTTCTGACCTATCCGGTCGCGACGACTGGAGACGCCACGCGCCCGTTCGCCACCCTGCAATATGTGCCCTCTGGCGCGGCCGGGGCATTCCTGGCGACAAATCCGCAGGACCGGCTGGTGGACATGGTGCACGCACTGCGCACGCCCTATCGGCAGGGTGCCGTGTGGGTGATGAACAGCAACACGATGGCGACGGTCCGCAAGTTCAAGGATAGCACCGGGGACTTCATCTGGAAGCCTGGCCTTGCGGATGACCGGGCGTCGACCCTGCTTGGCTATCCGGTGGTCGAGGTGGATGCGATGCCGGACATCGGTGCGAACAGCCTGTCCATCGGGTTCGGCCAGTTCCAAAGCGCCTATGTGGTCGCCGAGCGCGGGGAGACGGCGGTTCTTCGCGATCCCTATTCGAACAAGCCGTTCGTGCATTTCTATGCAACGCGGCGTGTGGGCGGGGCCCTGGTGAACAGCGAGGCGCTGAAGCTGATGCGCTTTTCCGCGACCTGATCTGCAGCGGATGACGGAGGCCGGGGGCAGATGCCCCCGGCCTGGCGGCGATGTCTGGGGAGCAGGCGATGGCAGTAGTGTCCGTAACTGTAGAGTCCAGCGGTTGGGTGCTGGCCGTTCGTGGGGACTGGAATTCGACGACCACGGGTGGCGCCTGGACGAACGGCGACCGTCATGACAGCAGGTGGTCGAACGGAGGTATTGATCAGTTCCCCCTGACGCCGGGTGCGACGCCCAAGCTGGTGGTGAACGTGCGGGACGCGGGCTTCGACCGGGTGGGGGGCCTGCCTGTTGCGAACCTGAGCCGCCCGCGCACCGTGGTGGCGACAAAGCCCTTGCGGCGGCCTTGGCCGCACGATGGGCAGCTGGACGAGTTCGACCATGGTGACGGCACTCGTACGGTGCGCTTTGCGCTGTCGGACCGCATCTATGCCACCTCGGTCGTGGTCTCGGCTGCGTTCCTGAGTGGTTGGAAAGCAGGCGAGGGCGGCGGAGTTGTTAGCACCATCACGAACAGCAGCACGCGCGCCGCACCGTTGCCGATTTTCCGCTGGGCGCGTGAGACGCTGCCGCTGGTGCGCGGCTCGGCAGGTGCGCCCAATCACAGCCTCGAGCTGGACGTTATCTGTGCGACGCACCATCCCGAGCATTTCGGGATAGAGCTGCACCAGCCCCTGGCGGCAATGGAGTTCCTGTTCTTCGACAACAGCGGCGCGCCGAAGTCGGTGATGGTGACCGGCCTGCGCACCTCCCCCCTGTATGGGGACAATCTGCGCTGCATCGGCCAGGCGATCAACCTGGAGCCGCTGGGGCTGAGCCCCGGCCCGATCACGGTACACGCCCGGGCCTATCCCTGGATCGGCGCGGCGCGCGAGACGGGCAACGCCCACAACACTTCGACGATCGCGTCGCTGGGCCCGGCCTGGGGCGTGCCGTTCCAGTTCTACTATGATCCTGTCGGCGCTACCCTGACGCCCCGCTTCATCATGCTGGACAACACGGCGCCCAACACCGACCCGAACAATGCGGCACATCGGTCGGCGATCACGCTGTACACGGATATGGCCTCGGCGCTGGCGGCTCCGTTGGCGAACAAGGCGGCGAATTCGCAGGTGGCGCAGGCGGCGCTGGGGTCCCTGAACCAGACCTGGACCGGGCGGAACGGCTTTGTGAACGTCACCCGGAACGCGGCCTATTGCGAGCTCATCCTGACCGCCGGCCAGGTGATCGAAACGGGCGGCATCACCTATGGCAGCGCGGGCGCAAATGCCGGCGTCGGCTATATTGTCATCCGGGGCGACCCGACGAATGCTGACCCGCGCGCCAACTGTGTGTTTCAGGCGGGATCTGCGGCGGTCCAATTCGGCAACACCGACCGGGTGAAGTTCCGCGACTGCACCGTCCGCATCGGCAACACCAACTTTTTCAACTTGCGGGCGAACAGCTGGGCGACGTTCGAGAATGTATCCATGGAAGGCCGGCCCGGCGAGCTGGGCGGTGGCGGCCAAATCTATAACTCGATCGCGCACTTCAGCGCCTTCAACAGCACGTTCCGGGACGGCAATGCGCAGCCGACAGGCTGGATGATGCGCAATGTGGTGCGGACGCGAGCGAACAATACCGCTGCCTGCGCAGTGGCGATCAATGTGACGCTGGCGATGCCGCAGGCGGGGGACTTTGCGCCACCGCGGACGACCTTCGCGTTCACGGGGGGCACGGCCAACCCTGACGACACGATGATCTGGGGCTGCAAGGTCTATGGCTGGGCGGCGGGCATGCTCTCGACCGGCAGCAGCACGAACTTTGGCGACGGCGGGGCGTCTCGGCGGTTTGCCCTTGTCAACACCCTCTATGAAATGGCGACCAATGCCAGCTTCAAGGAGGTCCTGGTCATTGGCGAGAGCGGCAGCAGCCAGCTTCAGGACAGCATCTTTGAGGGTGTGACCTTCGTCGGCGGACGGTTCAACTGGCACAATGATGCGCCGTTCGCATCGATGACGAGCAACGTCGCGGCGGTGCGGGTGAATAACTCACCCAATACGACGATCACGATCGGCCTGATGAACCACGGCCTTGCGGCGGGCGACAGCATCACGGTGGCGGGCTTCATCAATGCCAATATGAACCGTACCACGACGGTGACGGCGGTTCTTGGCCCGCATCGGTTCCAATATGCGGCGGCTGCTGCGGTGACGACTGTGACTGCGGACGGGCGGCGGGATCAGATGACGACGGCGGGCGACACGTCCGGCGGGCCTCGGGTGACGATCAACAGCGGCCTGCTAGCGGGCACCACGCGGTTTATCATCGGCCTGGACCTGCAGCAGACCGGCAACGTTATTCGCTATTCGGCGATGGACCGGAACGCGACGAAGCACGATAGCTTTAGCGCCGACGGCGGCCTGACCGGATCGTGGGAGCTGCTGTATGGCGTCGGCTATCACGGCAACGTCAACGCCAACCGGGGCGCCGCATCGCCTGCCAATTTCCAATATGCCTTCTATGGCATCGGGTCGGAAATCGAGCTGAACTTCACCGGACCGGCCACTTCGCCGGTGGCGTCCTATGGCGTCAACTGGTTCGGCTATATCAGCGACCTGTCGGCCAGCGGGCCGGGCGAGCCTGCCGGGGTGGGCAATGGCGACTATCGGGCCGATACGATCACGCTGTCGCCGTTCAAGCCGAGCCGCCTGCTGAACAAGGGCAACGGACCTGCGGTTGTCGATCGCGACGGCGGCAACCTTCCGCGAGGCGCCACCTTCGACGGCGGCGCGATGGGCCGGGCTGGTTCCCTGGTTGCCCCCTTGCGGCTGCAGCCTGCCAGCGGCAGCAGTTTGCAGCAGGTGGATGCGACGAGGATTCGATGGTCAGGCGAAGTGTCGCCGATCAATGCCATCAGCGCGACGTCATCTGGAGCGCCCGTAATAACCATGTCGACGGGGACGGGTCCGCTGCCGGGTAACCGGCGGCTGCTCCGGGTGGCTCCGGAGGGCAATGGCATGGCGGTCGAGGCAGAGTGATCTGCTGCGTCGGGACGCATGAAGGCAGCAAGGAGAATGTGTATGGGCAAGTGGGTGGCGGATCAGGTTCTGGATGGGGCGCTGGCAATCATTGCGGCGGCTGACAGGGCGGTCGCCCTGGCCTCGCAACCTGCCAGCTTTGCGGCTGCATGGAGCGGCCGGCTGGCGGAAGCAACCCTGTCGGGAAGTGATTTCATCGTGGGCCCTGGAGACAGTTCCGGGCGGAAGATAACCGTTGCGGCAAAGGGCGGCGCGAATGTGTTGGCAGCCGGAGCTGCCAATCATGTCGCGCTGCTGGATACGATCGGCAACCGGCTTCTTTATGTCACCACCTGTCCGCCCCAGGCGCTGGCACCTGGTGGGACCGCCGATTTCGAGTCCTGGTCCGTCGAGATCGGCGCACCGGCCTGA